GGTGAATCAGTATCACCTAAGAACTTAACTCTTGAGGAACTTAAAAAGAGAGTAACCTTTATGGGCAAGAGATACATTGACCATGATAAGTTATTCAGCAACTTTAAAATAGAGGAGTGGTAGTATGCAAGAATACAAATATATAGTTTGGGTAGGTGGTGTAGATGATTACTATACCAACTACAATGATGCAAAGAAAGATGCAGATGAGTGGAAAGACAAAGGCTATGATGATGTAGTCATTGAACGTATAGAGGAGATAAGATAATGACAAACCCAATGAAAGTTTGGTATGAAAGAGAAAAAAACAAGGCAGACTTTTGGAAGGAGAAAGCCTTGAACATGGTAGAGAAATCTACATACCTTGAGCTAGAAAAATTCCTACTTGATGAACAGTCAAGACTCTTTGAAAGAATAAGAGTACTTGAAGACATCAATAGCGAACAAGATGCAGAGATAGATAAACTATTACTGCAACTATCTAATGAGAAATCTAAAAACAAAATGAAAGGAAATAAACAATGACTTTAACACCACACTTAGATGAGAAAATGGAAGTGATAAATTTTATTGAAACTAAAATGAAAGAAGGTAAAGCCAACCCAAAGATTAGAGGTTGGGCAATGTCAACAATCATTGAGCAAGTGAAGGAATCTTTTGGAGAAAAACATGAACATCTTGCAAGAGATTACTTTATGAGATACTTTGATAAAACAAGACCAAACAAGAAAGGACAATAGATATGAATTTAAATTATAACTTTGCAAGAATAGTATTACTTATAGTTTCTACAATAGGTGTAACAATCTCTGTAGGAGACGTTGTAGATGAGGGTGGTTTAATTCCTACCATAATCTATACCTTTAGTTTCTTAGGTGTACTAGGTGCTTCTTATATCTTGATTAAAGAGGAGAATTAACTATGTCAGAACTAGTTAAAGTAGAAATACTAACTAAGAAAGACTTAAGATATTTTAAAGATGGTGTTGCAGATGCAATACTTCATGGTAGTAGAGATGATAACAGTAGAAATCCTTACTACAAACAAGGCTATGAGTTTGGTATAACTGTATATGCAGACTTCATGGTTCAGAATGATTTCTTCAAACAAGGAAGGGAAAAGATATGAATCAAAAAGATAAAATAAAAGTAAGACTTATGTTAGAAAATCTAGTGGAAGGTAATGCTCTTAACATGAAAGAGTTTAAGTTTCGTATGGAGCAACTACCTTATGTAGTTCATAGGCTAGAGATTCAAACAAGCACACCAAAACATGAAGCCATACTTACACTTATAGATGAGCATGGTGAGTATCACATTATAGGAGTTTAACAATGAATGTACTAAGTTTATTTGATGGTTGTAGTGGTGGTCAAATTGCACTACAAAGAGCAGGCTTCAAGGTAGATAACTACTTTGCAAGTGAGATTGATAAGTATCCAATCAAGGTAACTCAAGCTAACTTTCCTAATACTGTTCAGCTAGGAGATGTTACAGACTTAGACCCACACGAGATAGCATATTGGGATATTGATTTGATGATGGGTGGTTCACCTTGTCAAGGGTTCTCATTCGCAGGACATCAGCTTAACTTTGATGACCCACGTAGTAAATTGTTCTTTAATTTCGTGGAGATGCTTGAGATAGTTAAACCTAAGTATGTACTGCTAGAGAATGTACGAATGGCTAAGAAATCTCAAGATGTAATATCTGATTACATGGGATTCCAACCTCAACCATTGAACTCTAAGTATGTATCAGCACAAAACAGATACAGATTGTATTGGTTTGGTAAACGTGTAGGAGATAGCTATGAGCAGATAACTATACCACCTATGATATGCAAAGGCTTGACTATGCAGAACATACTTGAAGATGGTTATGAGACTGAAGAGATGACTAGTGGTGGTAAGTCTCATTGCCTTACTGCAAGATATAATGGTGCAGTATGGTGGAATAGTATTGAACGTAAGCAACGTACTATGGTACTCAAGGAGAACCCTACCATGTCTAAAGATGGATTGATTAGAGTAGGTACTGCTGACCTCAAAGGGCATGACTCAATCAAGAGAGTGTATGCACAAGAAGGTAAAGCACCTACACTTACCACCATGCAAGGTGGACATAGAGAACCAAAGGTTGCAACTAGCAAGGACATGTGGCGAAAGCTTACACCACTTGAGTGTGAGAGATTACAAACACTACCTGACAACTACACTAATCATGTATCCAACTCACAAAGATACAAGATGATTGGCAATGGTTGGACAGTTGATGTGATTGCACACATATTAAAAGGTATCCACTTAGATGGATGGAATGAAATGTATAACAATAACAACAAGGAGTATGTATAATGACTAATAAAAAAAGTGAATCTGAATTAATTGAAATTAATAGGAAAAAAGGTATTGATGGTATGACTGATGAACAAATGAAAGCAGTTAAAGAAACTGAAAGGCATGTAAGTTCAGCACTACAGATGTTGTTTGAGTGTCAAGACTTATATTTATCTGACATAAGAAACTTAGAGCAGAGCATGTGGGATTTAAGACGTGCCTTTGACTTAGATAGAAGGGATTGGTAAAATGTTACATAGAATTATAGATTTTTTTAATGTAAACTATGGCGAAGGTACAAAGTATGACCTTGATTATGGTAAACTATTAATAATTATACTATGCATTTACATTGCACTCAAGGTGTAGTATAATGGGCAATGAAGATATTAAATATTTATTACTAAGTTTATTTGCAATGGTATACATCCTTGCATTCACAAGTTTATACTAGAAAGGAACTCAATGGAAAATTTAGAACCCTCAAAACCTAACAGGAAAAAGTTTGATATGGACTTGAAGTATGGTAAGGTAAGGGAAAAACTTGTGGCAGATATGTTGCAAGATAAAAAGATTGAAGTCAAATCTGAGAGAGACATATGGCAAAAGACAGGCAACATTGCCATAGAGTATCAGTCATATGGAAAGCCAAGTGGAATCCAAACAACTGAAGCAGATTATTGGTTTCATAATCTATGTATAGGCAAGGAAGTGTTCTGTACATTAGTCTTTGATATCAATAGCTTACGTAAAATTATTGATAACTTAGATTATAAAAAGAGTGTGTCAGGTGGTGACCATAATGCAAGTAGGATGTATCTACTAAACTTGCAGAAATTATTTTCATCTGATGTAATTAAAACTTTTAGGGAGATTGACAATGTATAGGAAACTGTGGTATGATTCGTAAAGTTTCAAAGGGTAGAAAGAGACTACTCAATAGGTGGGAAGTTAATGTAATTGAAATAACTAAGAACACCTTTGTAGTAAGTGCGAATGATGAATGGGAAGCCATTGACAAGATGGAGTTAATGGATAAGCCTACCTTCAATGATAAGTTAGAATCTTACGTTGATGTAGTAAAGAAAATTAATTATTCATAGGTGTATTTATGGAAGAAAGGTATGACAATTACATGGTAAAAAAACTTATAGAGACTAATGACATAGGAGAAGGTATGACATTACCTTCCTTTGAGGACATGGTAAATCACCCACCTCACTACAACAAGGCAGGCATTGAAACAATAGATGCTATTGAAGCAATGACTGATGAAGGGTTTGCTTACTATCTACAGGGTAACATTATGAAATATCTATGGAGATATAGATACAAGAATGGTACTGAAGATTTAAAGAAAGCTCAATGGTATCTAAATAAACTTATAAAGAACAGAGAAAACTATGAAAAATCTTTGGGATAATGACAAGCAGAAACTCTACAAAGAAATCTATGAGGAGTTAATCCAAGAAGGATACACTCACCATGAAGCAAAGAAGTATGCTAGAGAAGAGGTCGCAGACAAGATTGAAAGTGATACTGACTTTATAAATGAAATAATAAAACAGGAGTATGGAGAAGATGACTAATCAATATGGCTATGATAACTACTATGGTTTTGTAGATGGTAAACAAGTTGAGTGTGTAGTATCTTATGATAAAGACAAAGACTTATATGAATGTATAGTTGCTTATAATAATAAGATAGATAATAAGTACTACTCAATTAAGAAGAGTGCAATGGAAGCTATTGCAAAGATACTAACAACAAGTAAGGAATGATATGAGTGAATCAAAAGTAGTTAAGAAAGGTAGTTGCGATAGGTGTGGTTCATCTGATGCAAATGTATTATATGAAGGTGGAACTAAGTTTTGCTTTTCATGTAGAACTTATTCAAAGGGAGACGATATGGAACAAGTAACAAAACCTATATCCATAAATAGTAATCACCAAAATTTTAGTAGTGGAGTTATAGATGGTATACCTGATAGAGCAATTAAGAGAGAGACTACACAATTTTTTAATGTCCAAGTCTTACACGATAGAAATCACAATGTGGTCAAGCATATATATCCTTATTATGACATTAATAATAGTCACATAGGTAATAAGATAAGACTTGTAGAGAATAAAGGTTTCTCTTCAGAAGGTAACATCCCCAAGGCAGTCTTGTTTGGACAGAATAAGTTTCCTCATGGTGGTAAGTATCTTACTATATGTGAAGGTGAGATTGATGCAATGTCTGCCTATGAGTTACAAGGTTCTAAGTGGGCATGTCTTTCAATAAAGAATGGTTGTCAGTCTGCACTCAAAGATATCAAGGCTAACTATGACTATGTAAATAAGTTTGATAAGGTTGTGTTATGCTTTGATAGTGATGAGCATGGAAGAAAAGCAGCCACAAAAGTTGCTCAGATATTTGAACCTAACAAGTGTCTTATCATGGACATGAGATACAAGGATGCTAATGAGTATCTTATGAAAGGTAAGAAGCAAGAGTTCACTCAAGACTTTTGGAATGCTAAACCCTACACTCCTGCAGGCATACATAACCTTGCAGATATTACATCAAGAATATATGAGGAAGATGACACAGAGACTTGTCTTTATCCTTATGATGGACTCAATGAGAAGTTGTATGGTATGCGTACAGGTGAACTTGTTACTTTTACTGCAGGTACAGGAGCAGGCAAGTCTTCTCTTATGAGAGAACTTATGCATCACTTACTAACTAATACTGAACATAACATTGGTGTGTTCTCTCTTGAAGAAAACATAACAAGAACTATGTTACATATCATGTCAGTAGAAGCAAGTGACAGATTGTATATCAAGGAAGTACAGAAGAACTATACAGTAGAACAACTAAAAGAGTTTGAGAGAAAGACTATTGGTACTAGAAGGTTCTATGGCTTTGACCACTTTGGTTCTATTACTACTGATGAGATACTTAACAGAGTAAGATACATGGTCAAGGCACTAGACTGTAAGTACATACTCATTGACCACCTATCCATACTTGTATCAGGTATTGAAGGTGAGGATGAGAGAAGAAACATTGACCAACTTATGACTAAGCTACGTTCTCTTGTAGAAGAAACTAGATGTGCCATGCTACTAGTATCTCACTTGAGAAGAGCAACAGGAGATAAAGGTCAGGAACAGGGTAAGGAAATATCCTTATCAATGCTAAGAGGTTCACACTCTATTGCACAGATATCAGATGCAGTCATTGCACTAGAGAGAGACCAACAAGCAGAAGACCCTGTCATGGCTAATACAACAACTGTCAGGGTACTAAAGAATAGATATGCAGGTGAGACAGGTGTCTCTGCTTACCTGTTATATGACAAGGACACAGGTCGATTGAAAGAGATTTCCAATCCACTTGAGTCTGACAACCAATCAGATGTAGAGGACTTTTTATGAGAAAATTTGTAGTAGATATTGAAACTGATGACATCAAGGCAAAGGTCATTCATTGTATTGTTGCCAAAGACATTGATAAAGGAGATGTATTATCATGGTATGGAGACACACTAAAAGACTTTGCTAAGTGGAGTGAATCTGTAGATATATTTATTATGCATAATGGGATATCATTTGATGCTCCCATACTCAACAAGCTGACAGGTAGCAGGATAAAACTTGCACAGGTCAGAGACACACTTATCCTTTCACAATTATCTGACCCTATGCTAGAAGGTGGACACTCACTCAAGGCATGGGGACAGAGATTGGGATTTGGTAAGATAGATTACAATGACTTCTCTCACTTCAATGAAGATATGTTAAAGTATTGTATACAAGATGTTGAGTTGACATATAAATTATATAAACATTTATTACCTACACTAAAAAAATATTCAAAGAAGTCAATGCTTCTTGAACATCAAGTCAGAGCCATAGTTAACAGACAGGAAGAGAATGGTTTTAAACTAGACATTGAACAGGCAGATAAGTTATGTGCAAGACTTGAAGAAGAAGCAGACAAGATAGAAAAAGAATTACAAGAAATATTCCCACCTATCATTACAGAAAGGTACTCTGAGAAGACAGGTAACAGATTGATTGATAGTGTGGAAGAGTTCAACCCTAACTCTAGACAACAAATATCAAAGAGGTTGATAGAGAAAGGTTGGAAACCTGAGAACCTGACACCAACAGGGCATCCTATTGTTGATGAAGGAACATTGAAAAAAATTAAAGATATTCCTGAAGCAAAACAGATTGCTCAGTATCTTCTATTACAGAAGAGAGTTTCTCAGATTAAGTCTTGGATACAAGTAGTCCAAGAAGATGGTAAGGTGCATGGTAGAGTGATGACACTAAAAGCAATTAGTGGAAGAATGGCTCACAACTCTCCAAATATGGCTCAAGTTCCTGCTTCCTATTCTCCCTATGGAAAGGAATGTAGGTCAGTTTGGATACCTACCAATAGTAATTATGTGTTACTAGGTTGTGATGCATCTAGCCTAGAGCTTCGTTGCCTTGCCCACTACATGGGTGATTCCAAGTTTACAAAGGAAGTTGTTGAAGGTGACATACATACTGCCAATCAGAAGGCTGCAGGTCTGAAGACAAGAGACCAAGCAAAGACTTTTATCTATGCTCTAATCTATGGAGCAGGACCTGATAAGATAGGTCAGATAGTTGGTGGTGGTAAGACTGAAGGCAAGAATATTATCAATAAGTTTATGTCCAATATGCCTGCTCTTAAGACCTTGCGTGATAAGGTAGACAGAGTAGCCAAGACAGGACTCATAAGAGGTATTGATGGTAGACTACTAAAGGTCAGACAATTTCATGCATCAATGAACCTACTACTACAGGGTGCAGGTGCAATCATTTGTAAGGAATGGTTACGACAAATAACTTTAAAGGTGCAACAGGGATATGATTATAAACTTGTTGCATCTATCCATGACGAATACCAATTTGAGGTTCGTAGAGACCAAGCTGAAAGGTTTGGAGACCTAACTCAAAAGGCTATGAAGCTTGTAGAGAAAGAACTGAATGTTCAATGTCCTTTGGATAGTGAATATAAAATAGGAAAAAATTGGTATGAAACACATTAATGGGTTGACATACCTTTTGAGGTGTAGTATAATTCGTTATAATTTAACAAGCAACTAAGATTGCACTAACAAACTAAGGAGTAAGACATATGCCAGTATTAAGTGGTAAAGCCTATTGGGCATCTATTTCAAATCCAAACACTACATTCGAGCCTGTTTGGAGTATTGACCTAGCTTTAGATGAAGCTAATAAAAAGAAAGCTATAGACTCAGGTCTAGCAGTAAAGAATAAAGATGATGATAGAGGAGACTTTGTTACCCTGAAGAGAAAAGTAACTTCTAAGAATGGTAGTCAAAACAATCCACCATCTTTAAAAGACTCTCAAAAGAGAGACATCAAGGGAACATTAGTTGGAAATGGTTCTGATGTTAATGTCCTTTATAAAACGTATGAATGGAGTTATGCAGGTAAGAGTGGTATAGGTGCTGACCTGCAGGCAGTCCAAGTTATTAATCTTGTAGAATATTCAGAAGGTGAGGACTTTGATGTCATACCTGATGGATATAAGTCAGGAGATAACTTAGACTCTGATGAGATTCCTTTCTAAATAAGCTTAATGCTGAAGTGGGTTGTGGTTGGTGGGAAAATTTTATAAAGGAATATATTATGAGCAAAAAGGTAGACACATTAGTCCAAGATATTTACAGGACTATTGATGAAGGTTTAGATAAAAGAAAAACTGATAAAACTTTTATAGAAACCTTTAACAAAAATGTAATGGACTCTATTGAGAAGTTCTTATTTGAGAAGAGAGATGACGTAACTACGTTAAGGCTCTCTCAAATAGGAAGACCTGACAGACAATTATGGTATGATATAAAGTCAGATATAAAACCAAATAAACTAGATGCTAAAACTAAAATAAAGTTTTTGTATGGAGAAATCCTAGAGTCTCTTGTTATACTTCTTGCAGAAGCTTCAGGACATGACGTATCTGAAATGCAGAAGATGGAAGAGATAGAAGGTGTCAAGGGTCATAAGGATTGTAGGATAGATGGTACTCTTGTTGATATAAAGAGTGCTTCATCTTATAGCTTCAAGAAGTTTAAGGATGGTTCTCTTACTACCAATGACCCATTTGGTTACATATCTCAGATAAGTGCCTATGCAGAGAGTGCAGGTGATGACTCAGCAGGCTTTCTTGCAATAGACAAATCTACAGGAGAACTTACTTACATGCCTGTGGAAAGTATACATATGATAAATGCTTCTGACAGGGTCAAACATCTCAAGGATGTTGTTAAGTCTTCTTCTCCACCTCAGAAATGTTTTCCTGATGAACCTGATGGCAAGTCAGGTAATAAAAAACTTGCACTAGGTTGCGTCTTCTGTGGATACAAGGAACATTGTTGGTCTGATGCTAATCAAGGCAAAGGATTAAGAAAGTTCAAGTATTCCACAGGAGTACGTTATCTAACACAGGTTAACAAGACTCCTGATGTAGAAGAAATTACTAATGCCAAAGCATAAGTTTCGTTCTAATTCAGAGTACAATACCTATTGCTTCTTAAAAGAAAATAAGGTATCATTTAAATACGAAAAGCTAATCATAAATTATGAATGGCTAGAATCCAAAAAGTATATTCCTGATTTTGTATTAAGTAATGGGATTATCCTAGAGGTAAAGGGAAGGTTCGTACTAGAGGACAGAAAGAAACATCTGTTTGTAAGAAAGCAGTGTCCTCATTACGACATTCGATTTGTCTTTGATAATCCCAATAGGAAGCTATACAAAAATGGAAAGATGACTTATGCTACTTGGTGTGAGAAGAATGGATTCAAGTATTGCAAATTCAGTGATGGGATACCAAAAGAATGGATAACAAAGTAAATACAAATTTAAACTTTGTTGTTGAGGAAGATGTCTTTAGAGAAAGAACAACTCCTGAACAAACATTATATATGTGTGTCATCCTTCAGGCATTACTTGATGCGACTAAACCTTCTTACAAGGGTGAGCCTGAGACATCCTCACTTGAAAGAGACAGGGCAAAGGCATGGTTCTTTGCATCTGTAGGTGTTACCTCAGAAGATTTTAAAATGGTATGTGACTATGCAAACATTGACCATAATTATATGAGAGAGTTTGCATTTAAAGTTTTAGAATCAGGTGAAGTAGAATATACAAGAAAACGAATCAACGCAGTGTTAGGACATTAAAATGAAAAGTAACTTACTACCAACAGACTATCAAAACTTTATTGCTTTATCTCGCTATGCAAGATGGAAGGAAGACGAGCAAAGAAGAGAGACTTGGACAGAGACTGTCTCAAGATACTTTGACTACATGCAGGGATTGCATAGTAAAACTTTAACAGATTCTCTTAGAAAGAAACTAGAACAAAAGATACTAGGTCTAGAAGTTATGCCTTCTATGAGGGCATTGATGACTGCAGGACCTGCTCTTCAGAATTGCAATGTAACTAGCTACAACTGCAGTTACATACCTGTAGATTCACCTAGAGCCTTTGACGAGTGTATGTATATACTTATGTGTGGTACAGGTGTAGGCTTCTCTGTTGAAAGAAGTAATGTTGACAAACTACCTATTGTTAATGAGCATTTTGAAGACAGCACTACAGTTATAAAGGTTGCTGACTCTAGACCAGGTTGGGCAAAAGCTTTGAGAGAGTTAATTGCTATGTTATATGTAGGTCAGATACCTACAATAGACGTATCTGAAGTAAGACCTGCAGGAGCTAAGTTAAATACTATGGGTGGTAGAGCATCAGGACCTGAACCTTTCCTTAATCTATGTAAGTTTACTATAGATAAGTTTAAAGATGCAAAAGGCAGAAGACTTTATCCTATTGAGTGCCATGATATCATGTGTAAGATTGGACAGGCAGTTGTTGTAGGTGGTGTAAGACGTTCTGCCCTTATCTCTTTGTCTAATTTAAATGATGACCAAATAAGACATTGTAAGTCAGGAGAGTGGTGGGATATACCTGAAGAAAATATAATAAGAAATGGTCAAAGAGGTCAAGCCAATAACTCTGTTGCCTATAGAGATAAACCTAACATAGGAACATTTATGAAAGAATGGTTGTCTCTATATGAATCTAATTCAGGTGAGAGAGGTATCTTCAATAGACAGGCAGCAAAAAACAAAGTCAAAGAAAATGGTAGACGAGATGCTGACCATGAGTTTGGTTGCAATCCTTGTAGTGAAATTATTCTAAGACCTTATCAGTTCTGTAACCTAACTGAAGTTGTTTGTAGAGAAGGTGACACTATAGAATCTCTAAAACAAAAAGTAGAAGTTGCAACAATATTAGGAACACTTCAATCAACACTTACTAACTTTAAATATTTACGTAAGATATGGAAACAGAATACAGAAGAGGAAAGACTGTTAGGAGTTTCTCTTACAGGTATACTTGACTGTCCTTTACTTACACCTCGCAACATTACATTAAAAGATACACTAGAAAATCTAAAGAATGTTGCAGTAGAAACAAATAAAAAGTATGCCAAGATGTTAGGTATACCTCAGTCAACTGCAATTACTTGTGTCAAACCTAGTGGTACAGTTAGTCAGTTGGTTGATAGTGCATCAGGTATTCATGCAAGACATAGTGAATACTACATAAGAACTGTAAGAGCAGGGAACACAGACCCACTCACACAGTTTATGAAAGATGCAGGCATTCCTTCAGAACCTTCTGTAGGTATTGAACACGAAACCACAACTGTGTTTAGCTTTCCTACTAAGTCTCCTGAAGGTGCAATAACTAGAACTGAAATGACTGCTATTGAACAATTAGATTATTGGTTAATCTTTCAGAGACATTGGTGTGAACACAAACCTTCTGTAACTATATCTGTTAAGAAGGATGAGTGGATGGAAGTAGGAGCATGGGTTTATAAAAACTTTGATGAGGTATCAGGCATTTCCTTCCTTCCTTTTTATGACCATGTATATAAGCAAGCACCTTACCAAGATGTAGAAAGAGAAGAATACTTGGAGTTAAAAAATATAATGCCTAAGTCTATTGATTGGTCTAAATTATCAGACTACGAAAAAGAAGATACAACTACAGGCAGTAAAGAGTTTGCTTGTGTTGCAGGTTCGTGTGAGATAGTGGACATAACATAATGGGGAATGAACTTGATTGGTGGCAGTGGTGGTTGTTAATTGCAATCACCATTAACACTTGCATAAACTCAATAGTATTCTTTAAGGGAAGAAAGGTATTCAAGAAAAATAATGTCAACACTAATAGCTAACCTACCTTCAAACAAAGTATGGGTAAGAAAAGAATATCTAAGAGACTTCAAGGATGGTCATGGAGAATTTGTAGAAGGTAACTGGGTGACTGCTAAGTCAATACCTGGAAGAGCCTTCTACTTTGAAACATATCTTCCTAAGTATGGTGCATTGTTTGACAAGCTTCCCATCTCTGCATTCCTGTCCAAGCCTAAGTTACCTGACCCTGATATGCCACTTAACAATTTACAGTTTTGGAATTGTATGGACTATGGTGTAGTCAACATACATAAACAGTTTATCTCCACAATGGACTACGAAATTTTAACACATGACTTTGGAACTGTCAAGGGATTTTATATCTGCACCCTTGATAACTACCATCCCTTTGCAGATGAAATAGACTACAGCACAAGTGAAGTGCCTGAAGAGCATAAGTCTTTTAATTTAATTGAACTTGTGAATGGACAGTATGCTCTCTATCCCAATAACAGAATGAGAGTCTATGATAATTCCCTCACACCTGAAGAACCTTTGAAGCCTGATTTTAAAGTAAGTACAGAGTACTACCAAGTAGAAAACGAAAAGAATAAAAGGCTTGGAGATACTGACGAGTACTTTTATTAAAAAGTCCTTGACTCACTATTCAATATATATTATAATTCCTATAGAAGAAATCTTCTGGTAATGGAAAGGAGTATACTATGTCAGACGATAAGATTAAAAAACTTGAAGAAGAAATAAAATCTAAACAAAAAGAAGTGGAAGACTTAAAGTATGGTGACTTAAAATCTGCATGGAAAGAGTTTGAAGCTGCTTCTGAAATTGCAACTCAAAAATATAATAAGTATAGAGATATTGCAAAAGAAAAGTATGGAGCAACAACTGTCATGCCTAATCACTTTAATTTAATTGACCAATTTTTTAAGTGGTAAAAATGTTTACTAGTAGAAGACCTGTTATATATGTAGGGTATGACCCTAAAGAACATATTGCTTTTGAGGTATTAAAATTTTCAATAGAAAAGTATACCCATAAATATGATATCATTCCCCTTGAACAATCATCCCTACGTTTATCAGGTCTCTACAAAAGAACTTACTTTCTTGATGACCAACATCAGAAGATAGACTCTTCAGACAAGAGACCTTTCAGTAGTGAGTTTACATTTACAAGATTCTTAATACCTTTTATTAATCTTCATAAAGGTCTTGCTATTTTTATGGATTGTGATATGTTGTTAAGAGCAGACATAACAGAAGTCTTTGAAGAGTATGGACAGTTTGATGAGTATGCAGTCTCTGTTGTTAAGCATGAGTACAAGCCTAAAGAAATTTTTAAAATGGACAATCAAATACAGACTAATTATAATAGAAAGAATTGGTCTAGCTTTATACTATGGAACTGCGAACACCCTGCCAACAAAAGACTTACAATCAAGGATGTTAATGAACAGTCAGGTAGATGGCTACATAACTTTAGTTGGCTAGAAGATGAAGAGATAGGTTCTATCCATCCTAAGTGGAACTTCCTAGATGGATGGACTGATGAATCAATAAACCCATGTAATGTACATTTTACTACAGGTGGTCCTTGGTTTGACAGTTGGAAACCAAAGAGACTATGTGATGCTCACTACGCAGGTGAGTGGGATACACTACACAACTCATACAACTCAAGAATATTACCAAAGGAAAATTAATATGTATACATTCGTAACTTCTTTCAGCGAGGAAGGATATAATACCTATGCAAAAGAAATGCTTAAAAGTGTGGCAGAAAAATGGAATCCAAAACATTTTAAACTATATGCTTACTACCATGATTTTGACATTGAAAAGGTTGACCATCCTACTTCTTCTAGCATTGTATATATACATCTTAATGATGTAAAAGAAATGACTGACTATCGTGAGAAGATGAAGAAGCATGATGGTACTGAAGGTGGAACAATGCCTTACAACTGGAGACTAGATGCAGTCAAGTGGTGTCATAAAGTGTATGCCCTAACTGACAGAGCCTTCAAGATGATGGAAGAAAATAAGAACCCTGAAGAACCTCAGTGGTTAGTATGGCTTGATGCAGATACAGTTACTACAAAGAGACTAGATAAATCTGCAGTTGACAAGTGGTTACCTAACAAAGCAAGTCTTGTACATCTAGGAAGAAAAGATGTTGACTACAGCGAAACAAGCTTCATGGGTTTTAACTTACAGTACCATGATGCCTGTTCAATACTTGCAGACCTAAGAGGTTGTTATACAATAGGTGAAACTATTTCGTACAGAGAATGGCATGATGGTTTTATATTTGAAAGACTTCTTAATATCTACAAGGCACATGGTATGGTAGTCAACAATCTATCAGAAAATTGTAAAGGTCTTACTGCCTTCATGCAGTCACCTCTTTCAGAATATTTTATACACTACAAAGGTAATCTAAAAAACAAAAAGAATACTCTTGCACAGGATGTAAAGTTACCTAGATATAGACAGCTTGCAGATATTATAAGACACTACAAACCTAAAACACTTACTGAAGTAGGTACATGGAATGGTGGCAGAGCTATAGAAATGGCACTTGCAGCCTTTGAATACACAGACAGGTTTACATATTTTGGTTTTGATTTGTTTGAAGAAGCAACTGCTCTTACTGATGATATAGAAATGAATAGTAAGAAGCATCATACAATAGAGCTTATTGAAACAAGACTAAATCAATTCAAAGAAAAAATGAAAGAGAAGAATAAAGAATTTATATTTAAGCTTTACAAAGGTGACTCTAAGATTACACTAAAGAAAAATAAGTTAGCTCGTAATGTTGACTTTGCTTTTATAGATGGTGGTCATTCATATGAAACTGTAAAGGCTGACTATAATAATCTAAAGAAAGTTCCTATACTTGTGTTTGATGATTTCTTTTCTGAGGATGAGTTTGGACAGAAGCCTTTAGAAAAAAATATGGGTGTTAATAAATTACTAAAAGAAATAAAAGCATATGGTAAAGTTGTTCTTCCCTCTAATGATAAAGTTCTAGGTGGTGGTAGAACACATATTGCTTTTGTTGCTAACAGTAAGAAGGTAGAAAAACTACCTGATGAAATTACTCGTATGCCTATTGTGGTTACACCTAAAGACTCAAGACCAAAGGATGAAATATTTGTAAACATAAAAGAAAATAAAAAGTTAATTAAAGATTTTAATTGGTTGAAGCATGGTAGAATACATAATGAAACTGCCCTTATTGTTTCAGGTGGTTCAAGCACAGACTTTAACTTACTAAAAAAGAAAGCTAGAGAACCTAACACTAAAATCTTTTGTGTTAAGCACAGCTATCCTAAATTACTAGAACATGGCATCAGTCCTTTTATATGTTCTATACTTGACCCAAGACCTATCACAGGCACAAGTACTCATGGTGTAGTAAGAAAAGATTTATTTAAAAAGATAAACAAGGACACCATCTTTCTTGTAGCTTCTATGACTGACCCTTCAGTTACTAAATACCTTATAAAAAAAGGTGCAAATATTAAAGGTTGGTCTGCCTACTCTGAAGCACTAAGAGATAAGACTGTCAAAGATAAACTTAAAATTGCTAAGGATACAGGCATAGAAGAAGGAGAAACATTGGTATCAGGTGGAACTTGTGCAGCCATGAGAACAATATCCATTGCTCACATACTTGGCTTTAGAAACTTTGAGTTATTTGGTTTTGACTGCTCAGTTCCTGAAGTAACAGAAGAAATGAAAAAAGAAAAAACTTCAGGTAAACCTAAATACTTTAAGGTGGAAACCAATGGAGAATACTTTTGGACTACAGGAGAGTTGCTTGCAATGGCACAGGACTGTGAGAAACTATTTGATGATAAGAATATGGACATGTCTCTCAAGGTTCATGGTACTAACACACTAGTTTCTGAAGTTTGGAAGAACTCTTTGAAGGCAAAAGAAAAATACTACTACGAGATGATTGACAATGCTGCTTAAAGAAAAGCATGAAAAGTTTTGTCAGAACTATATCCTACATAGGAATGCAACAAGAGCCGCAAAGGATGCAGGATATAGTCAAGTCTCTGCACACAACACAGGCTCAAGATTACTACAAGATACTGCTATTCAAGAAAGAATAGAAGAACTAACTGTTAACATGACAACAAGCATTGACGTTGTTGATGAAATAGAAAATCAATACAATGTTGCACGTACCCAAGGACAAACAACTTCTGCATTAAAAGCATTAGAGTTGCTCTCTAGAATTAGAGGTAATAATATAGATGCAGATGAGATAACTTCTGATTCCTTAGAGGAAGAAATTGTTAAGGGTATGGAAATTCTTGGGATAGACAAGGTGCTTGAATTAATGTCAAAAGCTTTTCCTGAAGATATGGAAGAGGAAGAAGAAGACGAATCACTTCTTACCACTGAAGAACTTGAAAGCCCATCTGATACCTAGTGAAGCAGCAACTGCTCCCATAAAACTCCATTGATACCACTCAGGTGCTTTGTTTATATATTCCCATCCTTTGAGAACATGGTCTTGTATATTAGGTATGAAGCTTCCAATGAAAGGTAAGGTAATGATGACAAGTACATATTCATCTTTCCAACTGTATCTTGTTTGTCGTAAAGCTTCAAGGTCATAGTCTTGGTCTGACTGTGCTGCTTTTTCAATTCTATTAATTTCTGCATTGACTCTTGCCTGTTCTACTTTTGCTTTATGTTCTGACTTTACTTTTCTATCTTCCATATAAGAAGAAGCAAGACTCGTCACACCACTTATAACTGCACCCCACATTATTATACCCACTCCCCTGATTTCATTGCATTAGAGAGTCGCACTGCCCTGTTACCTACTTGATTCGCCCAACGAGAATCTAGCATCTGAGCCTTTGCTTCTTCAAAGTTTTTGTCATGTATGGCTTGCCACATCTTAACAAATTTTTTGAGTCTTGGCACACCAATATTAAATGCCATATCAATTAATACTCTTTGTCTAACTTCGTCTAATTCTATCACACAAGGATGTGCTTTACAAATCTCTTCCTCAACTATTTTAATATCATTTTGTGCTAAGTAGTATGCCTGTTCTTTAGTAATACCCCATTCAAATATATCTGATATATCTTTACCTATGTAACCTAACTCTGCTTCAGTCAATCCTCTATGCTCTAAGTTCCTACCTATACCTATAGTATCAATCCCAAGACTGTCCTCATAAGGTATTAACTCTAGACCTTCATGCTCAACTAATTGGTCTAGTAATTCTGTCATGTTATATTTCATTAGATTAAACCTCCTCTGAATAATTCTAAACCTGACATGCTTTCCTGAACCTTACCTGTCCTAAGATTGATAATCTTTCCATTAGGTAATATTAAAAACTTTTTATCCTTAGAAAGCTTTGCACCTGTAGGACTTCCAGTTTTTCCTATTAAGCTTGACATATATTCATTAACATCCTTTAAACTTTTTAAAGGTTTAGTTGCAGTACCCATACCTCTTGTATAGTAGTCAATCTCTTCTTGAGTAAGTGGTAAGTCTTCTTCCTTTTGTTCCTCAACTATTTTCTTTATCATTTCTGAAGGCTCGTCAGAATTATCATCACTACCTGTAATTTCTGCACCCTTACCATACCCAGTATAAACAGTTCCTGTTGTAGGTCCACCAAGCAAACCTGATAGTACACCTAAAGCTCCTGGTAATCCTGCCTGACTGTATACTCCTGTAATCATACCATCTTTATTTCTTTCTATATTAAAATTTTTTTCAGCAATTTTATCTTTAATACTTTTACCCAAAAATCCTCTTAATTGAGGGTTTCTATCAACTTCTCCTGAGTATGCATCTATTTGTTGCTGAGTAAAATCTTTTCCATATTGTGTAGGACCTGCACCAAAAACATCTCCTCTTTCTGAAACTTCAATAGACTCATCATTATTATCACTACCATCATTTCCTGCACCACCTGAAGCTCCCATATCACCTTCATTAGCAGAACCTGTTTCATCTGCAGAAGGACCACTACCACTATAATCGTCATCATCTTCAGAGCCTACACCACCTGACCCTACTGCCAAACTTATAATACCACCTTCTGCTTTTTTAGCATCACCTAATATAATTGACAAGGCTTCAGTCTCAGGACCTGTAAATCCTGTTTGTATATCAGTCTCACCCTTTGTACCTAATAAGTCAAGTAGTTGGCTTCTCTGATTAAGATATTTATCTACACCATACTTCTTAGCTAATTTACTTTCTAGTTCTTTTCTAGATAGTTTTGTTAAATCTTTACTCATTGTCAATGTCCTTCCTTAAAGCACTTCCTTCAAATTTATTTTTGATGTAGATTAATTTATTCATTATTTCAGGTGGTAGTTTTTTATCTCTTATAATTTCTCTTGCTTTTTTATCTATAGGATTGTCAGGTTTAAAATATCCTGCACCCCCTTTATCAGTCAATAAAAATAAAAGATTTTTATCTATCTTTCTTTTACCTAGTTTAGCATTTGCATTTGCTATAACATTCATTCCAAACTTTTGTTTATAAACTTTATCGCCTACTTTTTTATAATAGTTTATTTCTTTAATTTGATTTAATCTATCTGCAAATTCTTTTGTTAACTTTCTTTTTTCAAACTGTGAATCTGCATATGCCTTTAAAATGTTTAACTCATCTTCTTTAGTATATACTTTTGTTGGAAATTCTTTTAATGTTTTAATATAATTTTCATAAGGTTTTTTAGTTTCTTGTTGTTGGTTATATATAAAATGACCTATAGCTTTAGTAATATTCATAGTTTGTTTTCTAATACCTGTAGCATTATGGAATACAGTATCTTCAAAAACTACAGGATAACCTTTGCTAGAACCTGCTATAGGCAACTCATTTCTTTCTTTATGTTTTTCAGAATTATAATCTTCCCATAATTTTCCTATATTTTTTACAAAACCTGGATTTAAATCTTTTGTAAATAGTTCACTAGTAGAATCTAGTCTGTTTATTTCTCTGCCATACTCATCTCTTCCTTGATATATTTCTAACATTCTTTTTGTTAAAGCTTTTTCAGATATAAAAGGAGATACAAGTTTATTAAATTCAACATCAAAATCATCTTTAATATTAGTGTCTTCAGGATTTACACCTGCAAGAACTGCTCCATACATAGCTTTAGCTGCATCTTTTATAAATGCATAAGTATCTAATGCACCTCCATCTACAAACTTTGTATATATGTTTCCATCTCTTGATTCATATATAGGAGTATTAAAATGTTTTGTTGTATTTTGTTGCCATTCACTAAGTAAGTTATCTAATCCTTCTGAGTCTTCTTTAGAAACTCCCATTCCAAATATATCATCTTTGTCTGTATTACCAAACATATAGTCTAAACCTACACCTGCAAGTATTGCTCCACTTAATCTTCTTGAACCTATTTGAGCTAATGCAAGTCCTGTTTTAAATAGCTCTTTATCTCCTGTTTTTGATGCTTTAATAATATTTGATATACCATTATAAAAATCTTGTCCACCTTTTATAACAATATTCTTACCTGTTCTTAAAGTTTCTGCAGGAAATGTTGCATAAGTACCTAAAGGAAATCTTGATAAAGCTCTTACTACAGGAAGTGCAGTGCTATAAGAATGCATTGTGTTTCTTACCACTTCCGCAGCATAATCAAAAAGTTCATCCTCAGACATATTAGGAAAAGCTTTTCTATAAGAAGCAATTTCTGCCTGTAATGCAGTTAATTTACCAAAGTCATCTGCTATACCATAAGCATCTGCAGTTGCTTTTGTAAACTTTCTAAATCCTTCTTTTCCTTTTCTAAATGTTAATCCTGCACCTTCTTTTAAATCTTTTCCTTTATAACTACCTCTTGCTAATAAATCTTCATCAAGAACATTTAAATTCTTTCTTACAATTTCTGCATTAACACTTGTGTCTACTACTGCTGCAAGTTTTGCTTTTTCAAAAAACTTCATTGCATCTTTATCTTTATTTGCATATTTTTGATATAAAGTTTTAGCTGATTTTGCAGCTTCCCTTCCTCTTAGTATATGTCCATTTGCAATTAATGTTTGCAACATTCCTAAAGCATTAACTGCATGTGCAGTCTGGTCAAACACAGTTTCAGTTGCCTGTATATATCCTGCAGGTCTAGTAAATATATTAGTAAAAAGATTTCCAGATTGATACTTATCAAAAACATCTATACCTTCATCAATCATTTTATATAAAGTATCATCTGTACTATATTTACCAAGACCAATAGACGAGCCATCACTTCCTATTGCACCCATTTCTTTTTTAGCTAAGTCTGCTAATTTAGTACTTGTTCCTATTTCACTATCTCTTACTATTTTAGATACTTGACTAGGAACTCCCATCCAACTAGGAATAAAGCCACCTAATTTAATATCTTTACCTGCATACTTTTCTGCAAACTTTTTTATATCTTGTAAGTACTGTGCCTTTGCAACAGACTTATTAAGGTTACGCATTGTTTCTACATAGTTTCTATAAGGGTCTTTAACTTCTCCTAAAAAATTTGCAACAGGTTCATCTATGTCTTTTCTTTTAGTAAAAACTTTAATAGGTTTACCATCATATGTAAAGTCCATTATATTTGCAAATAAACCAGAACTATTTTTATTCTTTTTAGTTACATCATTTATAAAATTATCTAATATACCATCAACATTATTCTCAGTAATAGATTTGTTATTTTTAATAAGATGTGTTCTCATATTATTAATAACATCTATAACCTCTGTATTATGGGTATTATCTGTAACACCTTCCCTAAAAGACTTAGCTTCTTTTAAACCCTTATTTAATTTTTTTACCCACTCAGGATTAGTATAAAAGTCATAAGTTTTTGTTAGATATAGTTCAATAGAAGGAGTAGTTGTTAAACTTGTTTTTGCATCTATAACTGCACCAAGTTTACTATTCTTACTTAATCCCATTAAGTCTTTTAAGTTTTTACTTTCTTTATCAATAGATTGCCTTAACTTTGTTACAGTATCTACTATTTCATTTGGAAGTCTAGAAGAAAGCTGACTATATTTTAAAGCTTCTTTAATAGTGCCTGGGTCAATAACCTTACCATCTAATTTTTTTACACCTGTCTTTACAAATTGTTTAGTTTTAAGAAGCTCATTAGTATCATCTAATAGTTTTTGTTTATCAGCATCATTTAAACCTTTAGATGCGTTTTTTAAAACTGATTCTAATTTTTTAGAATTATTTTTTATTGCCAGTTCTTTAGCTTCTGAATATGTTTTTCTTTTAATGTATGCCTTAAACAATTCATCAGGCATTGCACCTTTAGATGTAAGTATTCTACCTAGTCCTGTATTTATTTTTCCTAAAACAGAACTTATTTTACCCTGCTGTAAATACTTACCTGGCTTTTGTTCTACAACCTTTACATCACTTGCAATTTTATTTGAAGTATTTGCTACAGGTGTGTCAACTTTATTTTTAATTGCTTTAGCTTTACCTAATGCTTTTCCACCACTATATTTTAAAACTTTAAATATAACTGCAAGAGGTATACCTAATGCAACTGAAAGACCTGCACTATCTATAGTTTGTTTAAGTAGTCTTTCTGATACTGTATCATCAGGATTTATATCTAATTTATTTACAAGGTCATCTACTTCTTCACTAATACCTTTTGCACCAACTAATTCCATTATAGGTTTTAAGTGCTGTTCATTTTCATCTTTAGCAATTACATCTGCAATAACACCTGCAGTACCATACCTCACACCTTTTTCTAATCTAGGTGATACTTTCTTTATTACTTTAGTTACAGGTTTTAATGCTTTTACTACACCTGTGTATGGAGTAACATAAGAAACTATTTCCTTTCCTACTTCTTGCATAGGAGATAAGTCTGTAGGATAAAAACTTTTTTGTAAAGCTTGCTTAGTTGCTTTACCTACTTCAGTTTTATCTAAACTTTCATCAAAAAAATTAACAACATTAGATAACTTATCTTCAATAATGTCTGCTCTTTTTTTACCATAGATAAGCTCTAAAGCATCACTACCCATTTCTGCAGCATCTGACAAAGCTTCGCCTATACCTGCAGTTACAGTTCTTCCAAGTGGAGAAAAGGGGTCAGGTAAAAATGTTTGTAATTTTTTTTCTTCTGTTGACATTATTATTTATAATCTATTTCTTTTTCTACTTTATTTATATAATCTTGTGTTTCTTTATCATCTAAAGAACTACCTTTATTATCACCATCTAATCCTGTAAGCAAACTAGACTGTCCTGCTATAAATTCAACTGCTTTTTGTTTTCCTTTAGCACCTCCACCAAAAGCTAAATACTTATCTAATGCTTTCTTATACATATTAAAAACTTTATCAGAAGCTTGTTGTGTTAATGGTGTACCATCTTCCTTAACAATTTCTTTATTTTCATTTAATTTATAACCAAATTTTAAAGCAACATCTTTTCTTAAATCATTTGAATCTGCAACTTCAAAATCTGTACCTAAATCTGAAGCAGCTTTTATATAATCTTTAGTTAATTCTGCCATTGCCTGTTTAGTTTTAATACCACTTTCTAAAGCTTCTGCTTCTGTTTGTGCTTTTATAATATCAGGGTCTTGTCTTTCTTGAACTGCACCTGCTCCTGCAGCTAATGAACCTGCCATTGTTTGAGGTTTAGTTGGGTCGTAACTTGAAGCAACTCCTTGTGCAAATTCACCGATTGCATTTAAAAGAGTATTCTTACCTATTTCTTTTTGTGCTTTAGATTCTGCAATTTTAGTTCTTAACTCTTGTAATCTAGTTAAGTCACTGCTCATACTAGATAAATTCATCATATTTTTTAAACTATCCATAAGACCCTGCTTATAAGATGTTCCACTACCTACAGTGCTTGCACCTGTTCCATCTTCATAATTAGCAGTTAAACCTGACAGTCCACCTTGAGACCTAAAGGCAATATGACCACCTTCTTTAAATCCTAAAAAAGGAGCAACCTTTGCACCTGCACTTACAATACCCATAAGATTTTGAAATGAACTTGGTTTTGAAAATCCTTGAGTTTGTTTTTGATAAGCTTGATATGGGTATTTATATAAACTACTTTTATATTCCTCTAATGCATCACCTGCAAAACCTTGTCTTTCTAAGAAGTCCTTATAAGCTAAATCCATTTTAGACTGTTCCATACCTCTACCTGCTTCACCTACACCTGATAAGGCTGTAAGCTCTTTTAAAGCCTGTTGTGGTGCTTGTTGACCTAAAGATGCCAATGCACTACCTGCCTGTCTTTCTCTTGCCTTCTGAGCTTCAAATGCTTGTCGAGCTTGGTCAAATGCCTGCTTCTGACCTATTGCCTGTATATCACCTAACCTTTGACCTAAGTCACCTATAGCTTCACCCTCTACTACTGCCTGTCTTGAACCACCATAACCACCTGCACCTACTGCCTTTGCTCCAATGCCCTGCATAGTTTGCTCAAAGTCTTCTCTTGCTTTTCTTTTTTCAACATCTACTACTGACTGTTGATAAGGATTCATATATGACTGAGCAGTATCTGCAGTAAACTGTTCTCCTAAACCTTTAGCATACTGAGTTGCAGGGTCAAAGTATTGTCTACCTGTACCTACCAAACCTGCAATGCCTGTCATTGCCGCTTGTTCTTCAGGAGTAAAGCCTGCAATTCTAGGACCTTCATAAGTTTGATAGCCTGTTTCTTTTTTTGCTTCATATAATTTTTTAGCTTCACCTAATATATCTGCCAAGCCTGATTTATAATCAGTAGGTAAATCATAAGCTCCCTGATATTCTACATCTGAATCAAAAAATCCCATTACACTATTTCCTTTAGTTCTTTTGTTGCATTAATTGGTTTTTGTTGTTTGCTTGTACCAAAAGCTTTCATTCTCATTTCTTTAGTAAAGCTATCTAATTTTTTTGCACCTGCATCAGAAGACCCATTACCTAACATTGCAACTAAATCTGCAGGCAATACATACTCATCTGCACTTAACCTTGCTCCCTTAATTACAGGGTCTCCCTCAACTTTAAAATCTATATCATCAGACATACCATCACCTCTGTCATCATATACCTGACCTTCAAAATAATCTTTAGGTCTTGCACCACCTGCCAACATTGCAATACCTTGTTGTTTCTGTGGTGGCATTGGCATCTGTTGTGGTGGCATAGGTGGCATCATCATGTCCTGTTTAGGCATTTCCTTTTCTATTTCTTTCATAGTCAAAGTCTTTAACTTTTCTTTACCAAATTCCATAAGGTCATTCATTGCAGTCTTTGCACTTGGCATATTTATAAGAGAAGCAAGTCCTGATATTTCTTCTTCTAAACTAAATGCTTCAGGTAAACCTGTCATAGGGTTCATAGTCATCTTGCCCATTCTTTCCATCATGTCAATCTCAGGCTTAGACATATGCACTAATTCAGTATCACCCATTCTTCCTTTCATTGCAAGAAGGTTTGCTAGTCCACTATTAGGTGCTTGTCTATTGGTTAAGTATGCCATTTATCTTACCTGCTTTATTTGGTGTCATATAATTAGATTGACCCTGAGTCATGTTAGATTGGAAGTTACTAATATTACTAGCTAATTTATTACTCTTATTATACAACATTCCTGTGTTTAATGCCATACCCTGAATTGTTTTTGTTCCAAAGTAGTCATCAGTTTGTGTAATACCTTTATTTATATTGTCTACAAATGTACTATTACTAATTAAATTAAAATAACTTTGTATATCCATTAATGAAAATCCACCCATGTTGAACCTGTATAACCTTTAAACTTACTTTCTCCTGAAGAAAAAGCTACGTCACCTGCTTGAGGTCTACCTATTTCTGTAACAGTTGTTACAACCTCTACTCTTATTGCTGCTTGGTTTCTTACTTCGTCATCTCTTAATTCTAACTCAGATGTTAATCTATTTCCCCAAGAAACAATTTCTCCATACATATCATTGACATCTTGTATCTGTCTATATACAGTAAACTGTGGATAACTAGCCATTATCTTTTACCATCTGGTTGTAGTGCCAATCTTACAGAACCCCATTTCCATGCACCATCATTAGTAGCAGAAACTTTTACAGATGCCTGCCTTCCTCTTGCTCTAAAATCTACTTTCTTAGTATTAGCATTTATTGTAAAAGGTCCTTTAATTTTAAAAGTATCACTAGGAAATTCTTTTACCTTTACATATACTTCAATCTCTTGTCCTGAGTCAAATTTATAATCAGGTATAATTCTATTTAAAAACATTAAGTTATCTCCTTCTCCTACATCAAAAGAAGAAGACTCAAGAAAAGAACTTAATGCAGTACCATCTCCTGTGTACACATCTTCAGGTTCATTATCCCATAAAAATGTGTCAGCAGTTGCAGAAACTTTTCCTGTAGTAATTGTATTTTCATACACAGTTCTGTCTTTAAATGTTGTATAAAAACTATCTCCAAACACCCAGGTCTTTTCTTCAGTATTATATATTATATATGCATTAGGTTCAGTAGAGTTTGCTTTTGGATACAACCATATTATTTCTTTAAACTCAGAATTAATACCTGCATAAACTTTATCTTTATTTGTATTATTAAAATCTTCAAACAAGTGTCTTCTTACTGTGCATGGTAAGTTTTGTACTCTACCATCATAACCATAAAAGTTATTATCTCCCATCCAATATGACACACCATCATAGTCTATTGCCGCATGAGGTGCAATCAATCCACAGTTAGTTCCTAATTGATTAAATGAAAATACAAATCGACCACCTATATATGACATACTATATAAAGCATTTTCAGTCCATATAAGTATGGCACTTCTTGTTCTTACTGCACCTATAATTTCTGTACCATCTGCAAGTGCAGTTTCACCTGAAGTTGTATTAATTGCAGGAGTCCAATTAGTAAAATCTTCTTGGTCAGACCATCTAACTAACATACTATTAAAGTCACCTGTACCAAATTCATTTGTTGCAAAACATATGGCATGTCTATCATTAGGTGAAACTAATATAAAGTTAGACTGTGTAGGTGCAGACGTTGCAGTTACATGTGGTGCATTAGTTGCACTTGTAATAGGTTTCATTCTTTCAGGACTTATAGATACATCTGCATCATAGTAATAAATATTACCACCCCTTCTTAATCCTAAAACATCTTCACCCCAGTTATCAAAACTCCACTGAGAGCCTTGGAATGTAATACCTGAAGCAGTTGCTGCATCATTCCAACCTCTTACTCCTGTAGTAGATGTACCTGCATTATAAATATCTGCACCATATCCTAAACCTTGAATACTATCTGATAATTCATTTTTAAGTAAATAAGCTACTGACACTGCAGTACCACCACCTGTTGCAGTTCCTGTTGCAGTTGTATTAGCATTAAAAGTAAAAACATTAATATCAGTTACACTAGTAACAGTATAAGGTGTAAGTGTTACAAGGGTTATACCACCCACTGCATCTGCACCTTCAACAATAAATTTATCTCCTGCACTTCTACCATGATTTGTAATACTTGTTACAACTTCAATAGAACCATTAGTTGTAGTAAAAATATCTGAAGCAGAAACTACACTTACAATAGGAGTTACATCATATAATACTGCATCCTTTTCTACTATAACTTCTTTATTTGTACCAACAATAATATGCTTTCTTGTATCATTATCAGACCATGTAAGTATGTCTCTTGCAATACCTTCTATATTTTCAGTATTATGTTTAGTGTAACCTCTAATATTTTCAGGCTTACCCTCTCTAAACCTAACCCTATTGCCTTCAAACCATTTACCTTCTTCTGCATACTGTGTAGATTCCTTATGAAATCCAGGAAGAAAATTTAGTTTGGTTAGTTTTGAATCTGTTGAAGCCATATTTAAAATGCTCTTACTGAAAATGTTCCTGTATAATCTGTAGTATTAAGGCTACCTGCACCATCATTAACTGACACAAGTGCATAAGGTTGACCACCACCATCACTACCTGTAATTGATGCAGTTATTTCAAATGAACCTACAGTACTATCTCTAGTTGCAGTTACTGTTGCACTTGAATCAACTGACACATCTGTAAAAGGATTATCTCCTGTTAAGAATGCAGGTATTAATAAGTTGTTTGTAAATCTAATTTTTCTTCCATTAACAGTACCTACTATTTCTACGTTTTTAATTTGGTTAAATGCTCCACGACCTTGGTTCATTGCAAAAACTAACTTACCAGTATTTACATCTATAAAAGCATAAAAGTCAAAAACTCCTGAGTTACCATTATTAACACCTACAATACAATCATCCCATTTCATATATCTATAAGTACTTCCTCCAATACTGTGTGTTGTATTTATTGAAGGGTTAGGTGCAGTTCTACCATCATAACTACTAGGTCCTCCAGGACCTGTCAATGCTCCACTAATAGGTGTACCATCTTCTAAGAAAGCATGTGTAAATGACATTGCAAAATCAGAACGATTTGCACCTGACATAGATGTACCACCTATAAGAGATGTATATGCAGTTGTATAATAAGTTTCATTAACTAACCAACCTTGATTACTATTTGTAGAAGGGTCTCTTACAGTTGTTAATCCATCACCAAATGCAACCCCTGCTCCTGCAGACCTTTCATCATCTACTACTGTTGTTTCATAAGTATGTGAATCATCTACAATAACCAATGAATCATTTAAAGCAGTAACAGTTGTAGTTCCTGTATATCCATCATCAGCTTCTGTTACAGTATGTGACTTTAATTCAGACTGTATATTCCCACTACCTTTTAAATCCATAGTTGTATTTGGATTATCATTAGTTAAAGGTGACCCTGAAGTATTAATAATAGTTTTATCTTGTGTATCTAATATTACTTTTTTATGAGCAGTATTATCATCTAAAGTTAAATTGCCTGATATATTATCTACATTTTTAAAATATTGTACAGGTAAATTAATTCTAGTTGCAGGTACTTTATCATTTAAATTTCCTGCTGAACTAACTTTAGTAAAAGATAAATTAGATATTAAAGGTATTGACATATAAAACCTATGCTTTAACTGTTTCTACAAACGAAAAGGCAGTACCATTATATATTGCCATAGCTAGTTCAGTAGAATCTCCTAAACTTATTCCTTGAGAACTTCCTGGATAAGCTAAAGTCATACCTGCACTACCTCCAATTTTATCAACAATAATATACTGACCTATAGATAAATCACCTACTGCTAATGTAATTGTAACTGCACCTCCAGTTGTGTCCACTCTTTGATATATTGACTTACCTGCACTTGGTGTTACTGTATCAGTAGAAGTTAAAGTTGAGGTAACAAGAAAAGGATTATATATCTTTGAATCATTATCTTCAGACTTCATAGTATTGATAGTTGTACCATCTGTTGCAACTGCCATACTTAAACCTTGACTTGTAGCAGTAACTGCAGTACCTGCTCCTGCTTTTAATAATACATTATAATTACCTGTTGTACCATTATGAACAAAGTATGTTTTCTCCTGTGCAGGAAAAGAAACAGTTACATCTGCAGTTAGTGTACCTTCTATTTTTAAACCTGCCTTTCTTGATTGGTCACTTGAACCATCTTGACTTGTTAAAGCAACAGCAACACTTGAAACAGAAACAACCTCATAACCTGCAACTGCTTCATCAACTAAGTCTATAACATTTTGATTAAGTATCAAACCCCAAGAGTTAGGATTTTCTCCATCTGCTTGTTTTTCTAACCTAATTCTACTTGTATATGTAGATGCCATTATCTACTCCCTATTAGTATCTTATCTAACTTATCTTCTAATCTTTTCATTGCATCCATTAATTCATGCATGTCATCCTTCACATCATCCCTACGTGCATACTCTTCTCTTGTCTTATTAAGAAGTATTTGTATACGTTTAACCTCTTGAAACATTTTATTAAATGCCCAACCAAAAGGAACAACAACCATTGTTAAGATAATGTTCCAGAATAACATTGCATCTATTTCCATTTAACTAGCTTTTTCTTCTTTAGTTTCTTCTTCACCCTTAACAGATTGTATCAATGAGTTTGTAAAAGCATTCTGAGCTACAGTTACTTGGTCAAGTTGGAATCTTAAACTTGCACCTTTAGCCTGTAAGTCTTTTATCTGATTGATAAAATAGTTCTGGTCTTGAGATAAATCTTCTTGATTATACTCTTTACCATCAATAGTGATTACATTGTTTTGTTCAGTCATTACCAAGATACTCCACTTGCTGTTGTTGGGTTTGCTTTTGCAGCTATCTGAGCAGCTATACCATCTTCTATTGATGTTACTTGCTCTGCACCAAGTGCATCTTTAGCCCATCCAATAGCTTGTGTCTCTGTGATATCTGCGTATGGTGTTGGTGTACCTACAAGTGTTACACCGACTGTGCCATAAGCTGACCCTGTGTTACCATCT